TTTTTAGAAAGTATGTCTCCCCACCTAAATTCATCTGGAATTCCAGAACCGAAAGTAAATGAGCAGCCAGTAACTAACATATCTGTACCCTGTTTAAATGTGTCGGATCTGTATCCATTTTCATTAAATCTATACGTTAGACCGTAAGGGTTGCTTGAATTTTTATTAGAGTGATCAAATATATTGGTATATATATATTTTAATGTTTGGTTATTATATTCATAATTAGAATTACTTAATTTATTTAAAATTGCATGAAATAATGTTTCATCAAAAACATCGCTGACTTCTACAACTTCATCTTCATTAATTTCATACTCTGCTGTCATTTTGGTTTTCCATATAAATTGACTCAACAATTTTTTGAACATATTCAGAAAAATGTTTTCTTACACTCCCCTGTGGTCTTGCTCCAGATAATTCCCAAAGTCTTTTATACTCTACTATATTATCAAATGTTGTTGGACACACCTTGATTCCATTATATTCTTTTAAAACAGTTGGCAAAGGAACATGTTTTCCGCAACACTTACACTCTTTAGCTTGATCTTGATATATACTCATAATATTTCCATCCCGTCCAAAACACTAGACAAATTTTTTGGCATTCTAGGAGCCCTAATCATATTTAACCTAACCTCTTCTTCATTATTATCATATTTAATAGAATCATAAGTGTGAATATCTATCTCTTGATTAATATTAAATCTAGTCATGCTTATAGCATTATATATTGATCCGCATACTGCATCTGATAAATCCTTAGATCCCTTTCTTGGGTGATCCACTTTATCTCTCATTATTCGCAACTGAAGTAATTCATCTATTAATAATGGTATATTTGGCCCACTCAATCTTTCTTCTAAGACAATCATTGCCATATCATCATAATGTTTTTTAGCAACTGATAAAGTTTCTGTATTAATTCCATACTGTTTTAACTGTTGCATCATATCATGCGAATTCCATCTATCGAAAGTACACAATCTAATTTTAAACCCAGCTGTTCTTAAAGAAAGTATGTAGTCTTTAACTTCAGTAAAGTCTACGGACTTATCAGCTGTAGGAGTCCAGTACATTACTGCATCTACCTCTACTATAGGCGCAGGCTGAGAATAAGAATCAGTAACTTTAACATTAACCCATTTATTTACATGAGACATTGCTACTGCACAATGGTCATGTTTCTGTGCTAAGTCTACGTGAATAAAATACTCTTTATCAGGATCTGGTGCAAACCATGGCTCTAATCGTCCAAATTTATCTACCGCTAAAGCTGTATTGTTAAACGCTTTTTCTATTTTTTCTCTGGACTTAAAAAATGCATCAACTGCTTCTGATGGCATGCATGCAAATCTGCCAAGTGCATCTGGCATATTTTTATAAAACTCTACCTTATAATTTTCTATACTTTTTGTTGGATTTACTTCCCAAGATGGTCTTTTAATTGCATATGTACGTGGAATCTTATAAGAAATAATATGGTCTTCTTCCCACTCTACAAGAATCTCATTGCCTTCCGTTCCGTCTGGAAGTTCTTCGTCCATCTTCAAAGTTTTGCTTCTGATAACCGTTTCTTTTTCTGCTATCACGGACTCATAGAACTTTTGTATTGGATCATTTTTAAAACGTGGAAAAGATAAAAGAATAATTTTTCCATATTCTGGAAAACGAGAAATAACTGATCCACGATACATGTCATATATTGCATCAGCAGTTTTAGCTTGGTCATGACCTGTTGTATTTTCTGTAGCAAATCCAGATATCTCATCAAGAATTACTGTCAGAACGTTATATCCTTCCCAGGCTTCTCTTTCTGAGTGTCCAGAGTAAACGCTGACATTTTTATCAAACTTAATCTCAGATGCTTTTGGATCATACTTTCCAGCAAACCAAGGGCATCTTTCTATTCTTGTTTTAAAACCTTTAAAGAAAACGTTGTTAGCTTGCTGTGCATTTATAGCAATATTAAGAATATCTATTGTGTCCCCTGGCGGCTTTCCGTAATATGAAGCAGGATCTTTTAAGCATAAAAGCAAATATACTTGATATGCAACTGATATAGTTGAACAATAATCTTTTCCAGAACCTTTTCCTAGCTGTGCAATAATTTCATTGCAGGTTTGCTTAAATATTCTTTTTCCTTCTTCTTCTCCAAATAATTTTATCAAAGTAGACTCTTTATAAATCTGAGAAGATTTTTCTATTAATGTATACTGATATTCAGAAAGAGGAGGCAGACCTAAATATTCTGGACTTGTAACAAATGTACGTAAATCAACTGGACGCTCTTCAAATTCTTCTCCGTCCAGTATGTCAATTAAATCATTAAAATTAAGATCCACTGACCTGCTCTGCCTCTAATACAACTGGCTCTACCACTCCAGTAATTTGAGAAAGTCTTTTAGCAACCTCAAGCTTGCACTTAGGACATGTAGCAGTAACTTCTTTTAAAATTTTTACAAGTATATCCTGCTTGTGTTCTGTTTCTGCTAACTGGGTAGCCAATTCTGCATTATCTAGAAGACCAACCTCTTGTAGCATGCCAATTCTTTTACCTTCAATGTCTGCAATTAGCTTCAATGCTGTAGCCTTAACATTTAATTGCCCCTGAGTATCTGCGTCCTCTACGGTTTTCCAGGCTTCTTTGATGAGCATTGCATAGTGTTGGTCTGCCCCAGACACGGCTTCCTTTGCCCTCTCACGAGCCCCAGAATCGCTTCTAACGACCTGTTTCCACTCATCTATATATCCGACAACATCTGCCCGCTTAAAACCTGTTATAGAGGCAATCTGGGTTGGACTATTACCCTTCAAAAGCTCTTCTACAACTTTATTCATTCGATCATAATGATCAGCTAATTCGATTTCCATATATATGTATTATATTCCTAGTTGACTAAAAAATCAAATGGATTGAGACTTGGCAATCTTTAATAAAACTAAATAGCCAATTAAATCGTCAATATCGTTGTCCCCTGGATAATCTGTACCCTTCATTAATCTATTTAATTTATCATCAATTCTTACATGAAGCTGCTCTCTTGGTCCTGCCTTTGAAAATATGCGAACAGGATCAAGGGCTGAATTACCATATGCAATATTCTTTTTAATTAGCATATGTGCAATTTCGTGACACGTCTGCCAAATTTCATGACCAGCTTCAGTTCCTACTGTTAGCATATAAAGATCTGTACAAATAAAATCTTTTGAATCTGGGAATACTGGCTCAAGCATTATATTTCTTTTCTATTTGTGATATAGTATATTCTACTATTCTCTCAGAGTCCTCTGGAGTATGGTGCTTCCACTCATCCAATACTGGATATTGTCTTTGAACAACATTATACATAATCTCTATGGGTTCTGGCAACATATTTTTTTGAGATATATCTTTTAATAAATCCGTTATATCAAACCAAAGCTGATAAAAATTATCATCATCTACCTGCCACCATGGTGCCATAAATATTAAATTAGTTTTATACTTATTTGCAAATTTCATACATTCAGATGTATATTTTGTCATAATCTCAGACATATTATTATGCTTTTGATATTGGCCTAATGCTGCGTCCATGCCGCCAAATTCAGATACTATCACTGCATCTTCATTTAACTTATCTAAATGATCTTTAAATAAATTTTCTAAATAATCAAAATCTACCTTAAATGCTGTACGGCTGTGCTGCCATAAAAATATTAAATTATAGCCATTCTTTTCTCTTGAATATGATCCATACTCTAAAGCTTTTGGAAGTCCAGCATGCACTACACCGCCAGACATATAGGCTACCTGAGACTCACCAATAATAAAAATTGTTTTGATCATTTTCTAAGCAGTCCAAATTTTTCCAAATATCTTTGTATAGTCATGGCTGATACCTGACATTCAGCAGCAATCTCTGTAACAGTTTTTCTCTGTAAAACATACCTTCTCTTGAGCCAATCTTTACTTTGATATAGTTTCATTCATCCTACCCCATTTAACCTTATTCCAACCACGCTCATGAAAATAATACAGAATAGTTTTGGTCAATACTTCAAAACTTGCAATTGCGCCAGCGGTCAACGGCTCTTTTGTTATAAACCAAGAAAGCGCAAAAGTGTCTGCTGTTCCAACTATGCGCCAAGTTATAGCCTTTAATGCCGATCTTTGTTTAGTTACTTTCATGAAGGCCACTCCATATTATTTGGTTTGGTTATCCAGTTCCAAATCTTAGATGCCCATTTCTTTACGCTTTTGCGTAGCCGATATAGCATGAATGTCTGCCCCCAAATCTACTTGTTCAATCTTATACCCAACATCACGACCATATACTATGTTTGTTATATTAGGTAGCCGTAAGATAATTGTATTTTTATAAAAATTGTCCTTTTCAATATAGTGTCTTACTTCTGAATAAGTCATTGGATCTTTTTCTGAAGTACCATATGTATTTCTAACTCCGACTAAAACTTGATCAGTTCTTTTATGAGCCTCATCCTTTAATGCCTGATGACCTTCATGCCATGGTTGGTATCTTCCTAATTGCAATGTTGTTGGAGAGGACCAATCGAATAACCCACCAGCTTGTATTACTGTGTCTACTTCTTGTTTTACTGTATAGCCATCTAGGATTCTAATATCAAAATGATCTGGATCTTCCCACATCTTATTGGTATCTTCAAATCTACCTTCTTTAATTCTATCTACCCAAATAACTAAATTAGCAAACCCAAAAGCTTCTCTTGTTTCTTCTGTTGGACACACAAAATCTACAATAACTGGAGCAACGCCTTGCTTTGATATAAGCCTAGCCATTTCTCCCATGCGTCTAGCCTGCTCTACTCTATCTTCTTTTGTAAAACCAAGATCTGAATTAACTGTAGAGCGTACCTCATCTGCATTAAGATGAATTGCATTTATGCGTTCCTTTAAAGATTTTGCTAGCTCTGTTTTGCCAGACCCAGGAAGTCCTATAATTTGAATAATCATCTTTTTGTTAATACCTCATTAGCATAATAGGCTATACCCATCGAGTCAGCCACATCAAAATCTTCTATCTTTAATCCATACTTATTGTTAAAATAATCAGCTGTTCTTTGCTTTCTGATATTTCTCATTTTATTTTTATACCAAGACTCAGCATAGCCTGGGTATGCAGCTCTTAAAGCAGATTTTTCATCTTTTGTCGGATTTTTATTGCCAATAAATGCCTGCCAAGCAGTAGGAGAAATAGCGATAACACTGGCGCCAGTAGACATAAGCTCTGAAATAACAACTCCATAAACATATGACAATTTTATCACAGCATCTGGTGATCTGACAAGCACCGCACCCTCAATTGCAATATAATCGCAAGATAATTCTTTTAGCATAGCCTTTGTTTTTATTTTTGCATCATATATTTTCTCATAAATATCAGCACCATTAAATTCAACCTTGCCCCACTTTATTGGTTTATTATTTTCAATTAAAGAAAATGCAAAAGAATTGGTAGATGCATCTATTCCTAATACTTTAGACGCATTAACCTTTTTAAGAGATGCTAGGGTCATTTAAAGCCTCCATAATTTTTTTATTATGTTTTGCATTACTGCTCTTTAGGCATAAAGAACAAACTAGATCTGTATTATATCTACTTAATCTGGCCTTGCATTGCTTGCATAATCTTTTTGCGCCATTCTTAATAGCTTTTTTTTCATAATATTTTTCCATGATTTTTTTATTTGTTGCAATTCTACAACAATCATCTGAGCAATACTTTTGATTATGTGTTTTTGCATTGAATTCTTTTGCACAATCAGAATTAAAACAAATCATTATTAAACCTCATAAGGTTCAATCTGAACCTCTCCAGTTTCAGCACTCCAGCAGTCTTTTTTTATTGGACAATACTTGCAGGCTGATGATGTTTTTTTAAATGGTCTTAATGGAAGACCGCCATCCCTGTAGTTGTCATATACTTCCTGTAACCATATGAATAAACCGTCTATCTTTGCTTTATTTTTTTCATTCATATTAACAGGAATAAGTAAAAGCTCTTGTGTATTTTTATTTTCATACATTAAAAACCCTTCAGAAGCTTTTCTTAATTTCATATAAGTTAAAAGCTGAAGCAAATGGTTTGCTGAAGGCTCCATTTCAGCTTGCTTTGTATCCCATACCTCCTGCTTAGCAGTCTTTATTTCTCCAATTACCTCTTGGTTATTCCAGTCTAAAACTAGATCTATGAATCCTCTGATTGGCGGATACTCATTAGTTATCTCTAACTCTTCATACTTAAGGGTACCAGTTTTTTTAATAATATCTTGTAGTCTTTCATGAGCTTGTGTGCCTTGAGACATATTAGCAATTGCAATAGAGTCATTATTATCTATAAACATAGCGCCAGAAAAAGCCATGTACCAATATCTTGGACAATTTCCATAGCCGTAACCAAAACTGCTTGGGCTAAAACTATTTTTTGTTCTTACGTCATCAACTCTTTTTGTAGATAGGTAAGCATCATCCAACATCTTAGAAAAAACTGCTGTGTCAAAGTTTCCAACAGCTTTTTTAAACTTTAAATTATTAACAATATCTCTACCCATTATAACGAACGATATACTTGAGAGCGTCTACAAGTTTATCTATTGACTCCTTTGCTGAATAATATACATTCTTTTTATTATTATTTACTGTTCCTGCTTTATCTTTTGCTATTGTAGAGTAGACTGCTGCAAGCATAGAAAACTTTGTAGACATTGCTTGAAGCTCAATAATAAGCTGTGGTGCCTTTGCTGCTGGCACATCTGGATTCATCATTAACTTTACAACAATAGCCAATGCTCTGTCTAGCTGATCGTCTTTCATGAATTCATGAAGATCATTAAACTCTGTAATGTCACTAATTAATTCTAAACTGCTCTTATCGCTCATTATGCTTCCTTGTATAATCGATAGCCCAAAGACCTAGCGGGTATCCAACAATAAATCCTAATAGTACACCTGATAAAAACTGTAGCATTATATTAATTTTCCAATCAATCCATACCCAATCCACAGGCCAACAATTCCCATTACTCCTGCAAAAACTGGGGGAGCAGGAACTGGTAACTTAAATAATGCAAATATTGCACCTACGCCAGCCCCAGTTAGTGTTGTTAAAAATATTTCTTTCATGCTTCCCATTTTTCTACTAATTGTTCCAGTAACGACCATTCGATTACTGCTAACCGTGTTTTGCTACGATCTGAGCCAAGTATGAGTTTGAGTACAGGATATTTATCCCTACTAACTTTAAAAGTGTCTGTACAAATTTTAGCCCAAATATCTTGCGAAATAGAGATTGATTTTTCGTACTCTTTATAATCCACCACAAAAGATCTCCACGTTGCGTCACCCTTTTGATAATCACCACGTCCACTATTTTTTTGTTGCTTTGCACCATCTCTTTTAGCTTCGCCTCTTTCACTCATGAATTAACCTTGATTGAATTATGATGACCATTTGGGCATGTCCAGCTCATAATAAAGTTGACTTTATCCCAAAAATATTCTTCGGAATCCATTTCACATTTCGAGCATGGCTTATTTCCAATAACCTTTTCCAAATTTAAAATATTTTCTACTGTAGGTTTAGGACCTATGAATTCATTAATATTTGGCATATATCTCCGATTGTAATTTTGCTACTACTTCAGGGTTATCACGTAGATACTGTACAGCTTTTGCTCTACCCTGAAAACGCTCTTCATTAACTGTATACCAAGCACCACCCTTTTCTACTAGCCCACACATTTCTGCAACATCTAAGGTCTCTCCAACTTGATCTACACCAAGAGTTTCCCCTTGGTAGTAAAAGTCATATTGTCCTGATAAATTTGGGGGGCCAAGCTTGTTGTAATCAATAATCCAGTTAACTGGCCTTCCGACTCTTTGTTCAATGATTTTGTCGCCAACTTTAACCCCAGCCTTAATAGCATTAGCCTCAGCTTCAGAAGACCAGAGCTTAATGACTGTGGAAGAAAAGAACTTGACTGCCATGCCACCTGTGGGGATGTGACTAGCATGCATAGATCCAAATTGATTTCGTTGTTGTGAGATGAGAACAAGTAGTGTGTTTTTGTTTGCATAATTTAACATTTTGACTGCGTGGGTCATATCCTTTGCTTCAGCGCCGATTTGCTTAGTGTCTTGCAAATCCTTTAATTCATTTCCATCTTTTTCAAAATAAATTGCTGGAAGTAAGGCAGAAATTGAATCAACAACAATCATATCAACATCTGCTTCCATAAGCTTGGTTGCAACATCAACCATATCATTTACTGTTTTTGCTGGAGAATAAATTAACTTAGATGAATCCACACCAAGAGACTCTGCCCAGCTTTGATCGTATGAAGCTTCTGCATCTATCCAGGCACAAGTTTTACCTTCTTGTTGTGCTTTAGCAATCATCTGTAAACAAAAAGATGATTTACCTGCAGACTTATTTCCCCATACCAGTACTTGTCTTCCGTAACCAAGTCCACCCTTTAAAGCCATATTAAGACCTATGCTTGGCGTTAACTGCTTTTCAACCTTCACATCTTGTGCCGATTGAACCCTTGCTCTTGTTTTTGGATCTAGCTTTGCTAGTATGTCATCTAATAATATTGTCATATTCTTCTTTCTTTATCTATAGTATAGCATTAAAACAAATTGCCGTGAAGTCTTGGACGCTCTTTATTTTTATTAATTTTATTTTCTAATGCTTCTTCTAGACTATCTGTAATCATTTCCGAATTACGCATAGCTGCATATAGATCTAATAAACGAATAATAATATCCGCCATTTCTTCTACAATTTCTTTAGACCCCTTATTTTTACGGATAGCTTCAAGAACCTCAGTAACTTCAGAATGTACAAGAGCAAGTTTATTGCCAACCTTATCATGTGTTATTTCTCCATCCCAAAATCCTTTTTCTAATGCAGTCTCATGAAGTACTGCAGATAAAGCATCAATTCCATAATCATTTAAAATATTATTCATTTTTATCCCTTAAGCTAAATTCAAAAGACAAAGTTTCATCATTATATATAACAGAAAGCTCTGCATCTGTTTGATTTGCTGACATAAATTCTTCTGTACTAATTGAAATTTTTTCTAGCTTATTTAGAATAGCAACTAGTATCCTCCCAGCGTTCATAGCCTTAAATACCTCTTCTGGGGTATTGTCTATCATTTTATCTCCTTTATCATAAGCGTTCCATCATCTAATGTAGAAAGCACTGGCTTACACACCATACCCTCTCTCATTTTTGCCAGAGTTATCTTATACATAGACGGGAACGCAATAGCTCTGGTCAAATTTTTATTTTTATCACACATCACTATATGTGACATTGTTTTGCCTTGTTTAGTTTTATATGGATTAAAATTAACAACATACATCTCATCTTCCTGTAAGTCATATTCTTTTCTATATAGGTATTGAACAAACAAATCTTCAGAATCTGGCTTAATATCAGAAACCTTAACATACCTAGATATTCTATTATCTCCAACTAATATAAAATACATCTGGTTAGTTTCAATTTGAGTCTGCTCATGATGAAATAATCCTATTGAACCGCTTTCATCTACCAATTCTACTCTAGCCCAACCATTACCACGTTTAATATTCTTGACCATGCCAAACATTACAAATGATCCAAGCTCATCAAACTGATCAATAGGTCTTGCCTGTGCTTTAATTCTTGGTGGTATAGAGTCTAAGTTAAATGATGGTATACCTAGGTATTCGTAGTAGTTTTCTTTTTCAGATCCAGTGCGTGGGTTATCATCAAAAGCAGCGCCACCAATGGCGTTGAGAGCAGCAACAGCCCTGCTGTTAATACCGCTACCCTTTTTAGACGCCTTTTCAATAAAGTCTGCATAATTTGTAAACGGCCTTTTCTCTATAATTTTATTGGCAATACCATCAGAAATAAATTTTACTTCTGCTAAGCCAAATATTACTCCGTCTTTCTTTAATGAAAAATATATATCAGATTCATTAATATGAGGAAGCATAATTTTAATACCAAGTCTTTTTGCCTCAATCAAATATTCAGTTTTAGCATTTTTATCATTTTCGTTTTTAAGAATTGCAAACATGAATTCAGTAGGATAATGATATTTAAGCCAAGCAGTATAATAAGAAAGCATAGAATAAGCAACGGCATGAGAACGATTGAAAGAGTAGTTAGCATGTGCCTCAAAAGTCTTCCAAAGGTCTTCCGCTTCTTTTTTAGAAATGTGCTTTGAAGCGCCATCAATAAACTTATCCTTGAACTGATCAAATTCTTTTGCATCTTTCTTCTTTCCAATAATCTTTCTAACCTTATCAGCCTCTGACCAAGACATGCCACCTAAATGCACACATGCTTGCATAACCTGTTCCTGATAAATAATAACACCATAAGTGTTTTCTGTAAAAGGCTTCATTAGTGGATGAATATATTGCACAGCTTTTTGTCCATGCTTTCTTTCAATATACTCAGCACCTACGGTGTCCATTGCTCCAGGTCTTACGAGTGCGTTTGATGCAGCAAGATCTTCAAATGTGTTTACACCCATTTTAATTAATAGGTTTGTATAAGGAGTTGCTTCAGCCTGGAATACACCCTTTGTGTATCCTTCGCTTAATGTACGATAAACATCCTGATTATCTAAAGGCAAATCAGATAGGATAATATCTTTATTGTGTCTATCTTTAATAGATTTTAGTGTATCTGAAATAACAGAAAGTGTTTTTAAGCCAAGTGCATCTAACTTAATCAAACCAATATCTGCAACAGTATCCATATCATACGCAACTACTGGTATTCTGCCTGACACCTTATCCTGTGCGTCCTCACGAGACTCTACTGGTGCATATTTTCTAATATCATCTTTAGCAACAACAACTCCAGCAGCGTGTACTCCTACAGATCTAATTTTACCTCTAAGCTTTTCAGCTAACCAAGTTACCTCTGGATACTTTGTCCTAAACTCTTTTGTATTAGGAGAATCAAGATAGTCTTCAAAAGTGTCTACTGATTTCAAGGCTTTATTAACATCACCTAGCGGAACCATGAATACACGTGATGCATCACGAACAACACCCTTATCTTTAAAATAAGTAAATGTTGAGATAGAGGCTACGTGCTTAAACTTTTTCTTAAGGTAATCCTTTACTTCTTTTCTACGACGATCTTCAAAGTCAGTGTCAATATCTGGGAAGTCATTTCTTTCTGGATTAATAAAACGAAAGAACAAAAGATCATATTTAATTGGATCAACGTCAGTGATTCCTAATGAATAGCAAACTAAAGATCCTGCTGCCGAACCACGTCCTGGCCCAACTAATATACCTTCACTCTTTGCCCAGTTAATCATATCGGCAACAACCAAAAAGTACGAAGCAAACTTCTTATCCTTAATTATTGCGAGCTCTTCTTCAAGCCTATTATCATATACTTCATTGCCACTAAGCCCTAGTCTTTTTAATCCTTCCAAAGCCATGTCTTTTAATTTTTTATCAGCATTTGTTTTAGGAACTGGCAGCAGGTCTAGGTTTTGATAGAAATCATACTCTTCGACTTTGCTTGCAATCTCTAACGTATTTTCATAAATATCAGTTCTGCTTAAACCAGAGGCAACAAAATCTTCTTCTATTTCCTTTCGGCTTTGAATAAACAAATTATAATCTTGAAACGAAATACGACGATCTGGGTAAAGATAATTAAATCTATCTAAGTAGTCTTTCATATTTCTAGACATATCGAAGTCTGCTTCCTTATCTACCTTTGGATTTGTAGACAAAATAAGCATTGCTTCTTCAAGAATTTTGTCCTCGCCTTTGGCAAAGTGTGCATCTCCAGTAGCTACTGGCTTAATACTTAGCTCATCTGCAAGTTCTAATAGTTTTTCATTTACTTCTTTTGGATTGTGAGATTGGACCTCAATGTAAAAGTCATCACCAAAAGTTTGCTTAAAATCTTTGAGTATAAGCTTTGCTTCAGAGAATTCCTGGCGTTCAATAGCTTTACTAATAAGACCATTAAGGCATCCGCTAAGTACAATAATACCTTCCGCATATTCTTTTAAAATCTCTCTATCAATACGTGGCTTATGATAAAAGCCTTCGTTCCAAGCAAGCTCCTGTAGCGAGTTGATATTCTCTAAACCCTTTTTATTTTTTGCTAGCAAAATAATATGGTTGTAGGCCTGAATTGATTTATCTGTTTTAGATGATCTATCAAATCTATCTGTTGGAGAGATATATGCCTCAACACCAAGAATTGGCTTAATATTGTTTTCTTTACATGCAATTTGGAAATCTCTATGTGATGCCAGTGTGCCGTGATCAGTTATTGCAATTGCTGTTTGCCCAGCATCTTTTGCTGCTAGAACAAGTTCGGCAGGAGAGTTAAGCCCATCCATTAATGAATAATAAGAATGCACATGAAGGTGTACAAAATCCACTTAACTCTCCGCCTAACTCTATATTACCAGTCTACCGTGCTTGAGGTAGAGTCTGCTGTTTCTTCGTGTCCGCCTTCTCCGTTAAAGAAAGCTTCTTGTTCTGTGTATGGCAAATCACGTACTGCAACCTCTTCAAGCTTATAAAGCTCTAATGAAGAAGAGTCAAACTTCTCTTCATCTTTTGCAAGAGGAATAATTGTGTAGCTTGTGTCTGTCTTTGTACCTGAACGCTTAATCCGCCACATCAAATTAGTGATAGATCCCATTTCTCCAGCATATTCAATTACGGTTGGAGTGATAGTCTTTCCGCTGCTTCCTTGAGAAAGAACTGCTACATAAGGCTCTTCCTTACCATCATCAACTAGCACGTTAATGTAAAGTCGTGAGCGACCCTTCCAGCCCTTCTTGTAATCCTTGCGATGCTGTTCGCAACCCCAACACTTACCCTGATCGTCCATAGAGCATAGAGCTTTACGTCGATAGTCTCCTGGATTTGTATGTTCTACTGCAATAAAACCTAATCCAAGCTTATCATTGTATTCTGGTGAATCTGGATCCAATTCCTGCAAGAAACGAATCTTAATACTTTCACCATCTTCTAGCTTTAACCAACGTGCTTTTGAACCCTCACCACCGCTAGACTGTGGCTTGTCGAGTGCTTTATTTAGATCCTTAAGACCTTTTACGATACCCATTTTTTCTCCTTATATTTGATGGTATATATCCATCTGTTATTTTATACTATGGGTTCCAAGATCGATATTCGATATCGGAAACTGCATTATTGATGCATTGCTTAATTTCAGTATCTGACATGTCGCCTGCATCTTTTGCACCATGTGGGTATATCTTACCATATTCGTAAGAAGCCCACAAGACCTCTTTGTTTTTTAATCTATCTGAGATATTCAAACCAAGTTTTCTACCTGCTTCGTCTGAGTCTGTCATGATTATTATCTTATTAAAGTACCTATTTAAAGATGATATATTATCTTTTGAAATATGACCACCTAAAGTTGCAACCACATTAGGAAATCCTGCTTGATGGACTAATATCGCATCAAATGCAGACTCAACAATAATTACATTGCTTCCTACTTTTTTTGCTCTATGTATATTAAACATAGTTTTATTTTTTGGCAAGTTGGTGCTATTTTTAAACCGCTTATCAGAAATTGATCTACCAACCAAACCAACTGGAATTCCATCTGGACTATGTACTGGAACTATAACCATATTCATATTAGATGAATATCCTAATTTAAAATAATGCATAGAGTCTTCATTGATTTTTCTTGACTTAAAATATTCTCGTGCATTTTCAGACTTGCCCAGCTCTTGATATAAGTTATTTAGTGTTTCTTGAGAAAACTCTTCAAAGTCTGGCTTATCCTCAAGCAGCGACCTGAGCTCTTCATCAAACATATCGTCTTCTGAATTAGCATAAGACATTATAAACCTTAATGCCTGAAAATCATTTTTATTTAAAATCTTTTTAACAAGATCAGTTAATGAGCCAGACTCCCCACAAGATGGGTTAAAGCAAAGCCATGCTCCGCTTATTGCACTTATGCTAAAGCTATAGGTGTTTGTATTGTTATGGAAAGGACAATATAAACTTAGATTATCATTTGATTCAGATAATACGTTAAGCCCTAAATTTTTAATTACAGACTTGATATGCGATGGCGTGTACGTGGAATTATTTTCCACTGAGATATTCCCTCTGAAACCCATGCCCTCTTCTTTCCAACGTATACACCATAGATAGTCATTAAGAACTTCCATGTCTCTCCAGTAAATTCTACAGAAAATACTGGGTCTATGTCAAGCAACCTAAGATAACCCTTTTGCCTCATATCCATAGTAATCATATTTTCATACTGATTTCGAATTCGGATAATATCAGAGTCATCTTTAAACTCTACATCAATCTGAAATCTTTTAATTTGCCTGTGCAGCATTCTTCATATCTGGCAAACTCTCATAAATAGGCTTAATTATTCCACGATTGATATCCCAGTCCAGATAGAAATCAAATTCATGGCCATGCCTATTTTTTCTGCTAACAACCTCAATCATGTTTGTATTTGGATACCTATGAATAGCCATAGCCATATCAGCATCATATTCGATAGCCTTTGACCAAGCTACTTGACTCATCATTGGAGGGTCATCTTGATCAGATATGTCATCAGCAGTTGCAGCAGTAATATCAATAATAGGAATATTATTTGTAACTGCAAGTAATTTAAACTCACGTGAAATATTTCTATTTCTTTCTACTTCAGAATTACTACGCTTATTGTCATTAAATAGTTGATGGTAGTCAAGAATAACTAAATCTGGCTTATGCTGGTCAATCTTACCTTGAACTGTGGCAGGAGTAACCTCTCCAAACCCTTCGTTTGAAACAAGAACAAAACTTCCCTTATTATCAAACTTTTTCTTTCCCCAAGACTTAAAATCATCAATATTAATATCTCCCTTAGATAGGTCGCTGGCTTTAAAAATACCAGAACCCAGGAGTGTATAAATACGGTCACGCATATTTTCAGGAGACATCTCAAGAGAAATAATCATGGGCCTAAAACCCTGTTCCCAGGCTTTACAGGCTAGATAGGAGGTGAACCATGTCTTACCCCTACCTGGCCAACCAATGGCCACTATAAGGTGCCCTGGAGCCATTCCTGTAGGGTATGCCTTATCGATTGCTTCAAAACCAGTCAGAATTCCTGGACTTCCACCCATTACAGCAGATCTTTCTTTTACTGATAAGAAATGCTTTTCAGCTGCTTCAATGTCTGTAACATCAATATCTCTTACATTATTTGTATATCTACTTAAATTTGATAGCCTACCTTGAATATCAGCAAGAACTCTTGATGCAGCATCTTCTTTTAATGCCGCTCCAGCATGCATAATAATAGATTTTAATCTAGCGGTTAAGTACTCATTCTTTAGCTTTTCTAAATAGTACCCAGTCTCTGCTTTTGTTGCTACTGGCTCGAAGTCGTTAAACTTTTCTTGCAGAATTCCTGCTTCTGGTACGGCTCTAAATTTATAATAATAGCTCTTTAGCCCCTCCCATATATCTTTATGAGAAGTAAAAATTTCATCTACATTATCTGCAAGAAGTACGCTAATGTCTTTGTTTTTGCATACTGCAGATATTAGTTCCGCCTCTGTATTCACTCTTCCTCCACCATTCTTTTTGTTTGTTCACGCAACTTAATTCTATTTACTTTATCTTTATCAGACTCTTCCTTAATCCTATCCATTGAATCAAAGTTATAAAAGAAAAATTGTAGCGGGTGCCCAACCTTACCTGTTTTAAAATAATATTCTAGAAGCTCTTTAGCCCTATCATATCCTACAGTATCTATGACATCTTGCATAGCCCACTTATCACGATATTTATTAAGCTTTGCCTGTTTATTATATCTATCCTTATATAAGTTTTGATATAAGCTTAATAAAATATAAGGTTGTTTACTTTCCGCCACCCTTTAATTCCTCTTCTACCTCATTTGTCTTTTCAATTAATTTACTTTCAACAAACCTATAAACTCTTTCTGTAGCAGTGTCTACGTTTTCTCCTTCACGAACATTGTCCTCAACGCCAATACCAATTTTAATACTCTCATAGTTTCCTAGATTTCTTGTAAAAGATAGATCAACCTTAACCTTTGTTTCAGACATTATTTGTGCTCCTTAGCATTGTGACGAGAAAGGGTTTGATGTCCAAAAATACCCCATCGTAATTCAATTTCTTTTTTGCAAATACTGCATATAACAAATCTACCACTCACTCTTCCGCCTTCCATACTGGAACAAAATCGCCGTTAGTCGTTTTGGTATACAATATCATATTGTGCCTCAATCTGGCAAGTAGCTCGTTTTTTGATGGCATATTTTTAGAGTATCCTGATTCTAATATAAAGTCATGCAGATCTAAAATATCATTTATAGAAAACATAAACTTATACCAGGAGCTGTCTGGATTTCCAATAGGATAAACTACGTGTGGTCTTTTTATTTTACCATCTAAAATATAGTCTTCTATTGTAACCTTGTGCTTACCTAAAATATCAGAAACGTTTTGTGTGCTATATGCATTTTCCATATTCTTCTTTACCTGTGAATAAGAATATAGAACTCTTTTTTTATCAGGATAGCACCAAGCAATTAACTCATCTTTAGCTCTAGATAACTTTAATACTTTATGTATTTTGTTATTTAAGAAAAAATAGCTAAGTTTTTTTGCTGGTTTAATTCTGTCTCCTCTAGCCATCTTCCAAGCGCACTTCTATCCTTATTCAGCATCCATCTTTTTCCACACATTATGCAGAAAAGTTCTACGTGTAGTTTTTGTGAAAATACTCTATCAACAAAAACTCTACCATTACATTTACCGCAACTCATCATAGCTTAAATAACTTTCCATCTACCACACACGAGTAATCTGGTGATACGTGAATCATCTGAATGTGTGGATACTCTCCATTTTCAATGTGAGCAATAGCAAAACCCTTTTGCCAATCGTGGTGCTGAGTATACTTCATCCCTGGACCCTTTTCATCACACATATGGCCAATCTCATAACCTCTTAGCGTCTCGCCATTTCCATTATTTCTTAGTTCATAAGTTACCATATGAGAAGCAATTCTATGGGAGTGCCCACGAATTAAAGATACCTGCATATCTTCCATGTCTTTTCTAACTGATCCAGTGGCAGAAATTGAAATTCCGTGATGAACATGTATATCTCCAAAACGACGTTTTGGCAATGAATCATAATAAATATATTCATACCCCAAAGAATCTAAATTCCATAAAGTTTCTGGAGTTACATCATTTAGATATTCTGGAAGCTTTGCATCCATATAATTAAAAATTCTAATATCATGATTTCCTAATGCTGAAAATAGCTGAGCATCTGGAAGCATCTCTCTTGTTTTTGTATAAAAATCTCTTGCTCCTTTAGCCTCATGTCGCATCATTGGAACAATTAAATCTTTGCTATCTGTCTTATGCAGAGCTAAAAATTCTGAAGACAATCCCTCGTTGTACTTACTGTAGCATGCTTGATCATCTGTATCTCCAAGATAATCTACTACGTCTGGCTTAAACCACTTCATTACCTTAAACCAAAGCTCAATCATCTTATCATCTTGATATGGAAATTGCTGATCAGAAGACAGCATCCACTTTAAATCATTACTCATTAAATTCCCTATATTAAAAAAGTCACGGGTGCGTGACTTGGATACTACACCGATAGTGTAGCATTAAATACAAACTTGTCAATACTAGATTTTGTTCTCTACAGCTATCCAACGCACATTGTATGTTGCTCTTGGCTTGATAGACTTACCAGTAATATTTACCTTCAACATAACTTGAGGTGTACCAGTCGATATTGCTCCTACGGAAACAAATACATCTTCGTCTGCACGTAATCCATTGTTTAATGACGCAACTACATGAACCTTCCCAGCTTGTGCTGCCTCTGCGCTGATCTTTTTGAATGTAATTGCCTGCTGAACTGGAGTGCCGTTTCCAGTTACGTCTTCAAACTGTATAAGCCCAGACTCCACTAAAGCGTAACCCTGGCCAGAGTCTGTTGAATCTCTAAGTGGTGCTGTATCTGTAATTAATTGTGTAATATTATCTACAATTAAATTTAACTTATTTACATCAAGCGGCTCTCCGTCATCGAACCTCTTAAACTCATATGGCATTTAAATCTTCTCCTAAATTATGCATATTGGATTCTGCATCTGATACCTCAATTATAGCATCTCGGCTTAGCCCATATCTAACGAAGACATCTGGACTTACCACATGCCTTCTTTTATTTTGAGATATTAGATATATCTTGCTATCTGATATATTTTTAATGATAGTCCCATCTCTAAATCCCAATTTTCCAACTATCTTGATATGAGATATGGCATTCTCTGTTGCGTTAACTGTAACAAAAGACCAAGATCTTGCAGCTCTTTCAGAAATAAGCTTGTATCTTTTATTATCTTTGATCCAGTAGGTGGCAGATTCTGTTTTAACCGCTAATCCTGATGGGAATGTGGTTGGTTGATTAACCAGGGAGGGAGTCTGAGTAGTCTTGAATAGCTTTCTCATGCTCTTCCTTTTCCCTAATTAATTCAGTAAGTTCTGCTCTAAGCATAGCAATTTGTGATTCATACCCAGAAACCAATTCGCCTATTCTTTGTTGCAAGGCAATAATCATAAGTTCTGCTTTATCTGACACTTATATTCCTATTCTCCTAGAGATGCTTTTTCTGCATTTAAAACATCAAGCTTAGCGTTTGCGTCTGCAAGTCTTGTATTAATTGAATCTAAGTTTTCCTGATCTGGTACAGACGTTGCATTTTCTAGCTGCAAGTCTAGCTCTATACCATACTTTTGGTACTCAAGATTTTTGATCTTTTGCTCAACAATTACTAGCTTATCACTATTTGATAGCATTATATTCCTCCTTAAAGAATTACCTTATTGGTAAAATCTATTCTAGCATACTCTTGGTAATCAGCCAAGGTCCTAGAGCTGCCCAGCGCATACTCCCCAACAATATTGTTCAAAATAATCGATTCTATTTCCTTTTTTGACTCTATATCCATTAAGATAGATTCTTGTTCAAAATCTAACCCAACCTGCCTTCTTAAATTTTTAAACCCATCCTCTGGCTTGTAATAAAGATGATATAGGTTTTGAGAAACTGGAAGCATGAGGTCATACCCATGTGTAAAAAGCCTTACGGCAGTTAATATCTCTTCTCCCCAGAAAAATATCTTTTTGTTTGGCTTTATGGACGCAATTGATCCATCTGAAAAAATAGATGCAGCAGAAACAGACCTAGTAAAAATATTATTAGAAAAATTACCTACGGCTCTTTGATGAGGAACAATATCTCCTTGAAAACTTAACTCCTGAATAAAATCAGTATATGCAACATGGGCTTTGCTATTTAATATATTAAGGCTACCGTTATTGTAATCATATGCTCCTGGATAGGCGGATATTACTGGGTTTGCTCCATGTGCTTTTTTATCAAGATAGTCTGTAATTAAATTATGATCCCAATTTTTTTCAAACCTCATATGAGAATCTGTTTGCAAGTAATAGTCTTCCCCAGAATATAGTGAATTTGCTATATACCTGCTAGCTCCGACTCCAATATTTTTAGGAGCTTTTGATATCTCTAGCCTTACATTTGGAAGGTCTGGAATATCAAAATCAATATTGTCAAAATATGTAACATGAACTCCAAAATTAATTATATGTGATCCAGAGCTTTGTTTTATGGCATCAACAATAGTTCTTTTTAATTCATAATCATGATAAGATGGTATTTGAACAAATATACTAGACATTACCATTTACCTATAGGGCATGTAGCCTCTGTCAGCTTAGTTTTTAATGCCATAAAGCATCCGCATTTTTTACACTGTTTTGTTAAATCAAAAAGCTCAGGACACTGCTTACAAATTTCATATCTTTGTGCTGAAATTTCTTTATCCACATATTCTGTATTTGGATTTATTAAATCCCACGGCTTTACAGATTTATTTGGACTTTTATCTTTTTGCTTTTCTAAATACTGTTCCCATTTAGTTTTTTCTGTCATGGATAGAACACTCCATCTATATATTGAGACCCAATTGTAACCCATCGCATATTTTCTGGAACTTCAATTAACTGTGGATTACTTAACATTATAGAAGCAAGCCTTTCATCTAATATCATGTGTTGTTTTTCCACACTACCGCTTTCTGTTAATGCAATGCGTATATCTCCGTTTTCATATTGTTCTTTTTCTTCAATATGAGATCTATTGAACAAATCAAAAAACTCTCTAGAATACATACCATTTTCAACAACTATATCATCAATAATAAAACATGCGGCAACATGTACCTCTTCATTAAAATATTGCTCATTCCCAGGATTTATTATGTGAATAATATCTTTACTTAATAACATTATGCCATTTTACCAATTTAGATTATTTTTGTCAATAGTATTTATCATCATACTGAGCAACATCCTGCAGAATAATAGTCATTCCCCTCATACCTACATTGACCAACAAATTGACATGGATTAGTATAATTTTGCACATCTGTTAAATTGCATTTCCAATATACGGTATTACATGGAGCTGCCGTGGTTGTTGTGGTTGTGGTGGTAGTTGTGGTGTCTTTATATACAGTAGGACAGCAGTCTCCTGAAGTTGTGCCAGATAGTGCTCCTGTTCTAGTTGAACCTGGTGGGCAGCATCCTGGTGAAAAATAGTATGTGCCGTAATCTGTATAGTTACATACACAAGCAGTTGTAGTGGTTGTTGTTGTAGTAGTGGTAGTAGTTGTGGTGGTAGCTGATGACCATCTTGCGCTCATTGTAATTGAAGATGGCGGGTTAAATGAGCCACCAGATGCAATTGGTCCATATAAATAGTCTCCAGATGTTCTGTCATAATATCCATTAAAAGTATAGCCAGTTCTGGTTCCAGGTGATGGTGCTGTATGTGCTACTCCAGCATTTTGGGTAGTAGATCCTCCGCCAGTACCTCCGTTGGCATTCCAAGTTACAGTATATTGTGTGTTCGCTCTAGTTCCAGTTACTCCACTAGACCAAGATGAAACTCCAGCAGAGTTTCTTGCACGAATATAATAAGTTCTAGAGTTTCCACTTCCTACAGTTGTATCTAAATAGTAGTAAGTATTGCCTGGATAAAAATCAGGTGTAGATAAACTATCTGAAGGTGCGCCAGATCCCCACCAAATTTCATAAGAAGTTGCTCCATCAATCAAACCCCACTCTAATCTAATTCCATCAGTTCTGTCTGTAGATGCACTTACCCATGAAGGTGTTGGTGGAATTGCAACTTGCCAAATAGCATAGAATGTAATGTTTCCAGCAATTATCCATTGTCCGCCTGCATTTACTTGATAAATATAATTTTGAGCTCTTGTATCATCTCTCCAATATAAAAACGTGTACCCAGCCCTGGTTGGTGTTGGGGCATATATAGTTGAATTATAATCTCCTGTAGTACTACTTGGGCTAACTGAACCACCGTTAGCATTCCAAGTTACGGTATATTGTACCGCTGTCCAAGATGCATATATAGTCATATTAGATGTTGGTGTATATGTATCACCAGCTCCGCCTAGTCTTACATTGTTGCTATACCAGCCATTAAAAGTATACCCAGTTCGTGTAGTTGCTGGAAGTGTTGTTGAATCTCCAGCCAATACTGTAGCATCTGAAACTGCAGTTCCGCCATCCTCTGAATAATTTAGATAATAACTATTTCTTGACCATGTAGCATACATTACAAGGCTGCTATCTGGTGTAAATGAACCTCCTGGTGAAGCACTATACCAGATATCTCCAGATATTGGGTACCTCCAACCAGTATGTGTATAATTTGCCCTAGTGGCATAAGGGGCTGTAAGAGTAGAACCTGCATTAAATGTAATTATGTAAGTGCTGTTATTATTACTGTTTACAGTACCACCATTTGCATTCCAGGTAACAGTCCACTGAATCGGTGTCCATCTGGCATACAGCGTAATATCTGCAGTAGGAGTATATGTAGCTCCAGCAGCACCTACGTATGACCCACCAGTTGGTGAATCATACCATGCATAGAAAGTATTATAATCCCTGGCGGCGCTTGGTAATGTAATTGAAAAACCAGCATCTACAACATCAGAAGATCTTGTTGGAGTTCCGCCATTTCCATTATACGTTATTGTATATGTTGGATATGTAATTGGCCCAATACTTGTATTGGCATAAGACTCTGCAGATAGTCCATTATATGCAGCAACTATTCCAGAAATAGATGATCCAGTACTAGATGTAAAGGTATAATCATGATAAGTATCCGTTGTCCACCCAGTAGATGATGGATAATAATTAAATCTAGTGCCAGCTGCGTTATTTAACTCTAAAATATATCTAAACTGCGTTGGTGTTGGGTTATTTTGCCAAGATCCACTTGTTAATCTATATGTAGATCCAACTTTATTAGCTGTTCCAGACTGTAAGGAGAACTGTGGTCTTGATGTATTTACTGGAGTTGAGGGCATTGTTACGCTAGCTGACGCTGCTGACCAGCTGCTCCAAATTGTTCCTCCAACAGATTGAGAAATATAAAAAACATAAGAAGAGCCTTGTGATGGAGATATTCCATTCTTATCTGGATCACTAGTGCTCCAGCTCCAAGATGTTGTAGTTTTTTCTTCATCAAAAGTTGAGCTTGCTGCACCAGGTTCATATGCTGAAGATGATGCCCAATAAATTCTATATTTGGTAGCTGATGGGTGAGGTGTCCAGCTTATATTAATTGAAGAGCCTGATGCTGTTGCAGTAACACCAGTCGGTCTTGGTAATTTGATTGGGCCAGTTATACTGCTTGTTGCGTATGCATACAAAAGTGCCTCTCCATTATTATTTGCCGCAATTGTATATGCATCTATTCCCTGTGCATTTTCGCTTGCAAGCGTATAGTCATAGTATGTATTTGACGTATAAGTAGATGTACTTGGATAGGTTAATAAATTTGTTCCTGAAAAATTTTGTCTATCAAAATAATATCTAAATCCTGTTGGATTATTTGTCCAAGATCCACTGGATAGTCTATAAACAGAACCCACGCAAGAAGATTCTCCAGAAATTAATGTAAGGGTTGGATTAACTTCTATTTCTGGTATAGCATCAGTTGTAGTAAAATCTACACTTGTAAAATCAAAAGTTTGATCTGTTTCAAAAACATAACCGTCGTACGCAATAGACCATAACTCTGCAGTATATGTAGTTCCTGGCTGCAAAGATGCATTTGAAAGAATAACATATGTAGTTCCTGCTGGAATTGATTCTGAATAAACTTCATCTCCAAGCTCATTATAAATTGTTATAACCTGGGAGTATATGTCTGTTGATGAATTAATTGATCCAGAGTTTACATACGGGGCATAGTCCCAAGAAAATGTTGCACCTGATGAGGTCTCTGAATTTACAACTAAAGAAGATATTATAAAATCTAATCTTGGCATCATTGGATCTGTAATATGAAAATTTGTGTCATTGTTTACATTAGTAGCATCAACTCTTGCTCTAAATTTATATCCAGCTAAGGTCTTTGCTTTTGATATTGTTGGTCTAGATGAATCATTTGCATTTGACGGGAATCTATCCAAATCATCTGACTCTAAATATTCTGTATATGTTTTAGTAGTATCATATATTGTAGTCCAAGTGCCGTATGGCTCTAATTCCTGAATTCTTATTCTAAATTCATTTGGCTCTTCTGTCCAAGCTCCTCTTGTTACAAACATTTTTGAACCATTTATTGGAGAGTCAGTAGTTTCAAATGTATCTGGCCATTTAAAATATAATGTTGGTAGTGGATCTTTTGGAATTGGAACACTTAAGGCACTAAATATTCTTGACCAAATTCCGCCACCCTCGTGTCTCCAAGCACTTTTAATTCTAAGCCATCCATCTATTACCCAAGGATTTGTACTTAGTGAAGAGTTGTATGAATCAGAAGCGCTGGCTTTTCTCCAGATACTCTGTATTTTGATCCATCCATCTATATTATGACTACCCGTGTCGGTAGAACTTGCTTTTCTCCACCAACTCATTATGCTTTCCTACTTAATATTATGTCTCCAGTATCAAATGCTCCAGAGCCTTGGTCTCCACCTGCAAATTGACTTCTATCTGTTCTTCCATCTGGGTATTGATTTCCAGCATAGAAGAATGCACGTCCTAATGTTATTTCTCCTGTATCTGCATCTTGAACAAGTGTTTTATCTCCAGCTGTTCCGTCGCCATTACTTACTGCGTTTAAATAAAATTTAAATTGAGATGGACCAAGTTTATTTGGATTCAATGTTAATACAGATGGAGATCCAACTAATCTTCCTCCTGCAAGGCTAAACGTACCATCCCAATTTATATAATCAGTAGAATTAGCATTTGCTCCAATCCAAAATGTAGAACCAATAACTTCAGAACCACGTATTGTTCCAGATATGTCTGCGTTAGAAGCTGTCAAATTTCCAGCCTTTGTTACACTAAACTTATCCGCATCAGCAATTTGAAATATAACATTATTATCGGTAAAGCTATTTGGGTTATATAAAAACGTGTTTGGGGTTACTCCATATTGAGAGTTTCTAATACCCACACTATCTATATACCAACCACTTTCTGGAGTTCCAATATAACCAGATACTGCTGTTACTGTTCCACGTATTGTTAAATCACCAAGTGGTGTAAGAACAAAGTTTCCAGTACTTGATGCATTGTTCATGTGTCGCAAGCCATAAGCATTACTTAATTGAATATGGGATCCTGCAGAATTTCCTGAATAAATAGTTCCAGTAGATGCGTCTAGAGTTATGTTATTTGCAGTTAATGTAGATCCAATTATTGTCCAATTAGCTATACTTCCTTCTGTTGCTGTAACGCTTCCAGTAAGTGATAGACTTCCATTTGCTCCAAGACTAAATGATCCACTATTATGATAAATACCTATTGTTGGAGAAATGTCTATAGAACCGAATTTTGCTTTACCGTCTGTGTCTAGCTTAAAGCTTCCTGTACTATTTTGTATACCATCAGCTGCTAGTGTCATTCCGCCAATAGTTCCAGATATGGCTCTTACAACTCCAGTAGAGCTAACGCTAAACGGGTAAAGTCCACCGCTTGGCGTTCCTATATTTAAAGCATTAGTTAGCGTTCCAGTAGCAGCAGAAATATCTCCAGTGAATGTACCAGATCCAATAATGCTTAACTTTCCTACACCGCCCAACTGGGATTGAAATGATAAAAGTTTTGTGACACCATCTGAGCCGTATATAACAAAAGGCTCAGCTCCTCCAGAAAGGATGACCTTCTGCCCGCCTGATGGACCTGCTTGTATATAAGCATCTGCTGATAAGATACCAGCCTCTATCTCGCTAAACGCAGTTTTTTCAACTTGAATAGGGTTCCCAGTTGCTGATATAAAGTTTCCTGTTGTTTCACCGTTTGCGTTTAGTGTACCTATTTTAATATAGTAATTTGTATCAAAATCTAAAGACTCTGAGGTAGACTTATCTATAATTGTTCCAACACCAATAGAGACTTGGTTGGAACCATTTGCAAAGTTTAGTGTATGAACCCAATTATTTTCTGATGGAGTAAAGTTAGAAGTTTTTCCAATATACACCTTTGCACCAAAAAAGCTACCTGCAGTAAAGTTTGTATTGCTTGAATTCTTTCCGTCCCAGCTTACAATTATAGATGCCTTGCCTGCTGATAATGTTGGTGCTGACGGATCTTCTGGATCAGATATTATGTCCTCTGTGCCTGTAACTTCTACGGTTCTAGACAAGCTAAAAAATGAAGTTGTGTTTGCAACTGTTATCGATTTTAATTGAACAATATATGTACCTGGAGCCGCAACAATTGTTTTTGTTCCTGCTGTTTTAAAAAAGTCTACAACCTGTGTGCCTATACCAAATGTACCACCAGATATGTGTATATTAACTCTGTCAACATTTTGTATTGGGTTGCCGCTTGAATCTTTTCCATCCCAAGTAATTTTTATATAACCATTTCCGCCAACAACATCGCTGACTCCTAAATTTGGAGTTGGTGGAACTGTTTCAGATGGAGTTGTTATTGATTTAACAGCAGACCATGGGCCAAAAGTATTGTCGTTATACTTCCATCTTAACTGAAGCGGGTATAGCTTTAATGGATCAAGATCTGTAATTGTAACAATGAAATACCCAGGATCTGAGCTTTGAACTGATGTATCCTTAAGTAAATCTTCGTATGCCATTTTAGAAGCTTAAATCCAATCTATATTCTACATCTACTTGTCTTCCAGCCAATTTAGTTAATGGTGTACTTAAAACAGATCTACTAATTATGCCGTAGATTGGATTAAATGTATCTTCATCGTTTATTCTTAAAGCATCTGCACCTATTGATGTTTGTTCTCCAGAAACTGGAAATACTTCAATGCCAATTTTAGTAATATCGGAAACATTAGGATTACCAACTGGACTATTCAAAAACTCACTCATTGAAATGTCTGATGATATTTGATATCCAGCCTCCGCCCCAGGTGTTACTGAGGCAGTATAGTAATCTGTATTTGAGCTATACAGCTTAATTTTTATTGTAGATAAATTTGTGTCATTTTGATAATATGCAAATCTAACTGTGTCATTAATACTATAACCAGATAAATCTAATGAATTGATATTAGAAAAATATTCTTTTGGTTCATCATTTCCAGATATAAATTCTAGGATGTTCTCTCCGACCCTAGAGTTTTCAGCCACAAAATCTGGGCTTGCCTGAGAAGAATCATACCAATCTAGCTGGCTATCAAAACCAGCTAAAAACTTGCTGTCATAATTATTTAAAGATATTGTATTTTGTGGGTATAAACCAATTTCATGTATAACGCCAGCTAGCGCCTGTGGAAGCGTAGCCTTATATACTACTGAATATGAAGAAACACCGTCAACCGTACTAATGTCCGTGCTACCAAACTCCACTGGTGTTCTATAGAACTCAAGACCTAAGCGTGTATCATTCTCTGTAGCTACAGTGCTATCAATTCCTATTGCTAAAGACTTTTCGTTAAACGATGATCTTCCAGCTATAAAATTTGTTAGGAATCTTTTCCCAAACTTTGTTATAATATTTGAAGATCTGTATATCTCTACACCATCTTGATAATATATATATGTACCCTTAATCATTACGACCCCACATTAAATATTCTAGCGTCTACACCTATTACGCTGTCTTTTCGAACACTAGAGTTTTTGATTTTTATTTCTGCCTTTACTCTTAATTTATTAGCTATATCATAATATTTAGTAAACTGAACACTTACAATATCACTTAAATCTGGTGTGTCTGGCAAAACTATTGGATATGCTAAACTTTTTGGACCCCACTTATGAACTACTTCTCTTGGAAATAACGGCTTCTTTTCTTCTGGATTTTCAGTATTTACTTCTTTTGATCCAGCACCCGAAGAGTAGCCAGATATTCCTGCGGCTGTTCCCTTTATTGTTAGATTTTGAATATTTTTTTCTATGTACTCGCCAGGTCTCAAAAATTGAGTATCTGGATGTCCAGGAACTAATACTACTGGAGCACCTCTTGTGATGTCTTGAGCATTAATTTTTTGGTCCACTGCTTTTACCATAATAATTTATTATACCATTATAAGCTAGAGAAGTGAATCTTTCTAGCAGATAGTATAGTGGTTAGACCTCCATCCTTGTACTCATGCTTTACGTTAGTAACTATAAATCTTTCTTTTTCAGAATCCCCGCTCATCTCAACATATGGGTATTTAATGGTAATAATTTCACCAATTGAAATTGCTGGATTTCCAAATATTTCCATATCTACAATTTTACCTTTATTTATTACGTTACCCTTAATCCAGTTTGCTAGTTTTTCTACGTCGTCTAAATTTTGAATCCATTTAGTTTCAAAAATTACTGGCTCTTTATAGACATACTCTGACGTTTCATTTGTCTTATATTCTAACTGTCCAGAGTCTGATAGAGTATTCCCATATATATAAAGACTTGAGCCGTCTATAGGTATTGTTGTAGAGCTATTATTTAATAGATATAGTTCAGCATCAAAGCTTCCCATTTTAGATCCTATTAGACTTGCTCCAGTATTTAAGCCAGTAGATATATTTATTGGAAAGACTGGTCTTGCGTCAAATTTTAATTTAGCTGTATGTATCTCTCTAACAGTTGTACCAAATTCTTCAATTGCGTCAGCTGGAATTATTTTTGCATCCTCATCGGTATTTTGATTATATATTAAATTTCCAAATCCAGACTCAAGAAAATCATTATTAAATATACCATTCTGTATAGATCCAACAAGTTGTAATCTATCAAAAGACTTCTTATCCTTGATATCTGTTGCGTAGACATAATCAAAAGCTACCTTGCCAGATTTACAAACTAGCGCTACTTGTTTTGTTGGAGTAAGCGCAACATTTTTAGTTTTTTCCTCTGTATTTTCATAGTCTGTATCTGTCGCAGAAAACTTATACCCATTTACTGATCCATATATATTAACTGTCTTTACTCCAGCAACTCTTTTAAACTTAACCTTTATGTTTACCAAGTATTCTCTTCCGCCATAAACACCGTTTAAGCTCTCCGCTATTGTAGTCTGACTGTCTTTTATTGCAACTAGATTCCCGCCACCTGTTGCTTTCATAATTCTTAATTCTTTTTTATTTGCAGATGCTGCTAGGCTGGTTGTCTCTAGCGATAGATAGTACCCTTTCTGACCCTGATTGGAAATAAAGAATCCTATAGCTGCGCTTTGATTTGGGTTGTCAAAATTAGAATCCATATAGAGAGCAGTTCCATAAGAATAGTATGTCTCAGTATCACCCTCTGGCTCTACTGGTATATTATCAAATCTCTTATATACAATAGCCCACTTTTTATTTTTAAAATTATCTTTTGTATTAGTTAACTCTAACAAAGATTTTGTTTGGCTTGATCCATTAACCTGCCTAGAACCATCGCCTGCTACCTTTGAGTCTTTTGAAATATATTTTTCAACAATTGAATAGTTACCATACAACGAACCGTCTTCTGCCCTTATTTTAAAAGTGTATGTCGTACCTCTGGATAAGCCAGAAATTGTTAACACGCCTATTGGGCTTGTGACAGTTGTGAATGGTAATGATGTATCTGAAGCTTTTCTATATTCTACCCTATATAGAGATGGAAGTGTTGTAACAAATGAGCTATCTATTGATATTTCAACAGAACCATCCATATTGTCGGTTATTGTTGGTGTAAATCTTAAATTTAAAGAACTGGATATACCAATGTATTCATTTCTATCTGGATATGTCATTTAAACTCTAGCACCCCCTGATTCCATTTAGTTAAATCTTCTGAATGGCTTGGATTAACAAAATCAATTGCAGAAGCTGGATGTTCTCCCCTATTAGTTCCAAGAGCTCCTCTTGTTTTTACCCTGTACTTTCCAGTTGGCCTAAAGAAAGCTGTTTCTGGTTTTTTAGGGTCTTTATAGCCTGGCTTTGATAACCATCTATATTTATTTAAATCTAAAGCGGAAGTTACCCAAATTTTTTCTGGCACCGCATCATCTGATGCTTCTTTTGGAACATACTGATATTGTATAGCATCATATTCTATAACTTCAGAATTTATTAACACATACCCGCTAAAACTGTATAGTGATTGAGCTTCGCTATATGCGTCTGCGTATGTATTTAAATCAATATCAAGTATTGTATCAACAGGAGTTGTATCTCTCTCTATCGAAGTTTTGAGTCCTCCCGCTCCCAAAAATCTAGTGGGTGTCTGCCAAATAAATGTAGAGTTACCTAAGTAGTTTGAAGTTACTGGCGAACTCCATAATATTTGAACTTCATTAGCAGACGCAATTTCTTGTTTATTTAAAGACTGGATATTTGGTAGACCAACTACTGATGCCCCAGACATTTCAGTATCATAAAAAAATTGCCAGTCTACACTTAAATTATTATATATTTTGTTTCTACTGTAGAATTGTAAAACATTATTTTCATCAACAAAAGCATTCATTTGAATGTCTCGACATAAGTCTTGTATTAGCCCCCAGACGGTTTCTGTATTAGTGGAGTACCAATAGTTTATCACTGGAACTGAATCATCATTTTCCTCTACATTAAAATTATAGCTGGAGAATCCAACTGAGTCCAGCAACCTTCTTAGGACTGCTGTAGCTGGATATGACTCGCATAAAATTTCTGGAGCAATTGTTTCCATTAAAAATTTAGCTGAATCTAATGCCATTACGCTTGCTGAGCCATACTGATCTATATCAAAGTTTTTAATATAAAAATATCCCTGATTAATTTTATTTCCTTCAACTTCTATGTATGGGGTCAGCTCAGCATTTTTATATAAATATATTTTTGAGGCATCTATGCTGTCAGACTTATTGTACTCTAATATCTTAACCTCGTCTTGATCATATTTTACTAACTCTAAGCTCATGTCGTTTGCCGTGACATACCCTACAGGCAATATTCTTGTATTATCTGAAGAAGACTCCTTAGATATCTTCATAGATACTATATCTGAAGATATGTCTTTGTACCATCTAGCTGAAACCTCTATAATGCCTAATGCTTTTCCAGATGCGCTATTTGTAGCCTGCACCCTGACGCTTGATACGTTTATAGGACTGGAAGGAGAAGATGGTTTAGATGTAGACCAAGATGAACCATTATAATATAAAATATGCTCTCCGCTCCAGTCATTTGCTGGTATTGTCAGTGATATTGGAGTTCCAGCATTTATCGTAACATTTATAGCTGTTGGTTTATCGTGAAACTTTTCAAATCTTATAACTATTTTATTAGCAGTTGCTGCTTTTGTGGCAGCTACTAAGGTAGCTGTTCCGTTTTGATTTTCTGCCCAAGCTCCGACTGCAGAGCTACTAACCTCAAATGTATACTGATCTATTATATTAGAAATTAAGACATCTGAAAGATTATATGCAGATATAGATAGTCCAGTTATATTTACTCTCATTCCAGATAGGAACCCATGAGGGAAGAATGTTTTATATATTACAGATGTTCCATTAAAATAAGCTTGAGTTATTTTTGCTGTTGATACTGAATAGTTTACAGTAATATCAGCATTTTTATTAATAGGAGTAACCCAATACTTATATTGATTTTCCACTCCTGGATAGTAGACCCTAGCTTTATCTACTGGGTATAAAGAAACTCTTGGAGACTCAAAAGAACTTTCACCAACCTCCGTCTTACCTTCTGTCCATATAAAGTATTTAATTCCAGAATTGAGTGGGCGGATTGGTCTTGTTACGGAGTCTACAGGGAAAAGCTTTCTATATTTATTAAATGAATCAACCACTGTTCCATCTGAGTTATTATGTGTCTTATAAAATACTTCTAAATCATCTGGATAAGATACAGATATGCTATCCAGCATATTATTCATATTATACTCAATGAAGCATCCTGAGTTTATTTGTAAAGACTGTGAGGTATTTAGCAGTGTTTTTAGAGATGGAGAAATTTCCATTTATTATACCTCCTCCAAAGTCATGCTTACATTCCAGTAAGGCTGAATACCTCTCTTAGCAACAGTAAAATTACATGATGTAAAAACTACTGTATAAGTATAGTCATCTAAAAGCTGGCTAGAAGAGTCTTCAAGGTACGTTGCTGGAGTAAGGACTGTTGGGTTAATTCTTATTCGAAATGAGCCTCTTCCTGCTGAGCTTTCATAAAAATACTTTAGATCTTCCGCACCCCAAGCACCATCTACAGTTTCATTTCTATATGATGGTAGCATATCCCAAGATAAGGAAAATTGCTTTTTTTCTGCTGTAAAATATTTACGCATATATCCATTTGCCATTCTTGTCTGCTGCTCTATTCTTATTGGGCTTATAGAAAATTCTGATCTATTATGCTCTGAAACTCTTCTAAATTTCATATTATTAATATCTGAATAAGCTAACTTATTTCTAGAGGCAACGGAAGAAGTATATCTTTGCCCTGGTGCAGAAAGAGTTGCTCCACCAAAAGAAAAATTATTGGTTGTAGTTCCAGTATCTATAGCTAGCGGGTCTTTAGCTTCTATATATAGAATTGAACCTTTTGGTAAATTTTCAAATGCCATTTTTAATTTCTTCCTCCGTAACCTATTGGTTCTCCAAGTTTAATCATAGCATCCTTTTGTGTTTTTGCAACAAGCTTATATACAGTTCTTGCTATCTCTTCTGCATTTTGTCCCTCTGCAGCATATACCTTAATCTCTGGGTTATTTACAACATGGAATACTTGTCCTAGTGGGGATCCATTTACTAATCCGCCGTTTGCCATCTTAGGCACATCATAAGACACCATTCCTCCGCCAGCATACTTATTAATTTTTTCAAGGGTTGGATATCCTATCTTAGAGGCAGACGCAGCGTTTATAACAAATTCTCCGTTAGAAAGTAATGCTGGGATTGAATCTGAAGTACCAGTTCCTGGTCCAGATATCAATCCGCCCATCGCTGACTTCTTTGCTGGTAGTCCCTTTATGTATTTGATTTCATTAATACCCTGAACTTTATTTGCAGAATATCCTGTAAACTTCCAGCCAGCTGCTGTGTACTTATTATAAGCATTTTCATAATCATAGGAAGCTACCATGAACTGAATTGGATTCTTACCCTTTGAATCCGTAAATTGCATAAATGTAGTATCTGGAGCAAACTTATTATTCTTAAAATCTCCAGCTCCTGGCTTAAAGAAAGGTAAACCTGTCTTGCCAGAGAAGGCGTCTACCGCTAAAGCAAATTGTTTTACGGCAGCCAAGAATTCTGAATTGCCAGCTTGTGAACCGTAGTTATTAATAGAATTTAAAAATGCTTTAATTAAAGGTGTCGCTATATCTTGTGGCCCCTTGCCAGCCTTTCCTCTAAATTCATTGAATAATCTTGAGTATTCATCTCTCAAAGCCTTGTTTGTGCTATTCTTCATTTCTTCTAATATAGTAACAACTTGGTCTCTGACATCCTTTGGAACATCTTTTATGTCTTTTCCAGAAAACGGCGCTATTATGGCTTCTAGCCTATCTCTTGCAGACTTCATTTCAGCAGATGAAGCTTGGTTTGCTTGAGAAGAAGTGGTCATATTTTCAAGACCCTTTCTTCTCTTTTCATCAAGATCTGCTAATCTTTCTTGCTCATCCTTTTGCTTCTTTAGCTCTTTAGCTAACTTCTTTTCAATTGCTGCAATAGCATCTTCTTCTTGCTTTTGTTTTACAAGCCTTTGAATTTCTAGCTGTGCCTGTGCTGCAGACTCCATATCTCCAGCCATGAGGGCTTGCTGATACTTAAGCTGCTCTTGCTGTATATCAGTGGCCACATTTCTTGCATCTTGTTCTGCACGAATTGCCTTAATTCTTTCGTCTGCTTCTTCTTGAAGTTTATCTATAACCTTATCTATCGCCTTGATTTTGTTCTTATAGTAATCTTCATCCATCTTTTTTGCAGCTTTAATTTTATTATTAAATGCATTTTGAGCTTTATCAGCTGCATTGATAGAAACAGCTAAGCCTGATAATGGGTTAAGTTTTGGATCTGTGCTTTCAGTAATATTATTAATTCCACCTTGTATTACTGATAAATTCTTTGCCATTGTAACTGCAGCCTGTGCTCCCATTGCAGCTAAATCAACTATATTTGATAATCCTGACTGGTATAGTAATATTTTTGCAGTTATACTCTCTAAGCTTTCTGCTGAATTTAAAATTGTTGCATAAGTTAAGCTTTGCTCCTTGAGTCCTTGAATTACCTTTTGGTCTAGCTGGGCATCGGCATTCTTTACCTTGCTGATCTCATCCATTACCTTCTTGGTTGCATCAGACTCATCTAATATATTTTGTGCAGCATCCTTAGTTCCAATTAATGAATCTCTATATGCAAGAACTGAAGACACTAGCGTATCTAAGCCTTGTGTGAACTCTTCTGCATTAAATAGAGATGAGCTAGATGCTTTTGCCATTGTGGTAAATAATGATTTAAGTGCTGTAACCTGACTTGTAATATTTCTAAACTCTGAAGATGATACAGCAGAAAATGCTTGAGATGCTTTTTCAGAAGCTTTAATTATTGCAAATATTTGATTAGATGCCTGCTCAGCACTCATTCCCATAGCTACAAACTGTGCTTTAATCTGTGCAGCATAAGATACTACCTTAGAAGGATCAATTGCATTAAATGCATCTACATAATCTTTTTGATTTTCTTTAGCATTTTTAATTGCTTCATTCAATTGCTTGATTGATAAAGTAACACCTGTAGGACCTGCTTGATTATATGAATCTGCAATAGACTTTGCCTTTGCTCTGTTAAGCTCCATCTGATCATTAATTTCTTTAAGTCTATCAGAAACTGTTTTATAATTTTTAATTCCAACAGAGGTAAACGATTCAGAAGTTCCACCTAAAGCCAATCTGTTTGCTTTGCCAGCTTCCTCTGCATTCTTCTTCATGTTTAATAAAACAACAGATACTGCTGTCAATGCTGCGATTGTTGCTCCAACTGGTCCAGTTAAAAATACAAGAGCGGCTCTTAAAACACCAACAGTCTTAGTGACTGCAGTCATGGCCATTGTTCCTATAGACTTAAATGTAATCATTGAAGCACTAAGGCCCTTCATCATTCCTAACAAAGGAGAAAGTTGCATTGCAAGTCCGCCGAACATCATTGCATTTCCAGCTTGGCCGCCTATCATCTGTCCAGCCATTTGCAATCCAAATCCAGCCATCATTGGTCCGCCTTGACCCTTAAATCTTTGCATAGGAGAAACATGATCTCCTCTCCATTGAGCAGTAGGACCCATTGTTGGCATTCCAAGATCAGTTTTTATTCCGCCATTATTTAATGCCTGTACGTAGCCTCCAGAATTATATCCAATAATTCCACCACGATTTCTTCTTGGGAAATATCCCCTGTATGCTCCAGGTGTGTATGTGCCTCTAGGTATTCTTGATGCTGAAACTACTGGAGCAGGCTTTTCTGTTATCTTTGTTCTTATAGATGGGAATGCGGATGCAACAGCTGCAGATACTGTTGGCATTCTTCTCTTTGCAATAATTGCAGATAACAATGTACTGATTCTATTTGTTGCTTTAGGGAAAAATCTATCGCTTGTTCCTCTACGTGGGTTATATACACGAACCTCACCTGGATTTTTTAATTTTTCTAAAGCCTTAATTATTCTTGGATTCTTAGAAGAAATAATTTCATCAGTTATAGCCTCACCGATAACAGATGCTTTTATCTGCCCAGGAGCGGTTGGATTATCAGCCAAAACTAATGCACCAGAACTTGCTGCTGCCTTAAGTCTTGCAACTATTGCTCTGTCAAGATCTCTTGCAAATGCTGGCCTATCCTTTACTGGTATTCCCATGTCAGCCATCATTCCTTCATAAGCAATTAATGGGTTATGTACTACTGGCCCCTTAGCAAACTTAGGATCAAAAACAGGCTTTCCACTCAAATAATCTATAGCTCTATTTATATTTAAAGTACCATCATTTGTTCCTTGATTAAAAAACTTATCATAAGCTGCAACTAGTGAACTATTAATTCTTGTACTCTTTGATGCAATCTGATCATGACTTAATCCAAACATTCTCATCAAATGGAATTTTTGATCATTACTTAATGTATCCCCAGTTATTGCGTCTGTTAAATGTGCCAACTGTCTTCCAGAGTATCTCATTCTTATTTCTCTAGAAGATCCTGGTATTAATGGTTCATCTGATCCTAAATTAAATCCTGGTCCTCTTGAGCCTTGACCATTTATTGCTTGCAGTAATGGCAAATTGGCTGCTGTGGCTTCTCTATTAACAACAAACTCTCCAGCAGTAAGCATTGCTGGTACAACATCTGCATTAACACTAGGTCCAGGGACTACGCTTCCTGGTGAGACATAAACTTGACCACCAGTATTGAACTTAGGAAGATTTGTTGTTTCTATACTATATGGAGCACCCATAGTTCTAGTTCTTGTAGCTCTGCCTAAAGCTCTTAGAATATCACGCATTCTTCCTTTTCTAAATAGTGCTCTCATATTAGACTTACCGCTTGCATCAACAACTGGCTGATCAATAAGTGGTACTCTAGTTAAATCTATACTTCTTCCAGTTGTAGTTGCATACGAACTTACAGCAGCACCTAGGTCAGCCTCAAGTTGTGCATTTAATGCAATAATTTTTGCCTTTGCAGCATCTACTGTTATCTTTCCAGCTCTTAATTCGGCAACAACTGCTGCTGACTGAGTTGCTACATTTTGTGTTATTTGTGTTGTTATTGGTAAAATATCATCAAAAGTTTGAATAAATTCTGAGCTTACAGCTCCACCCATTCTAATTGTTTTCTTTAACTCTTCAATTTCTTTTTGTGATTGCATACCAAGAGTTGCCATAAGCGCTTGATATCTTGCTGCCTCTGATGCTACAACACCAGTTGATACCCCTCCGACTGAAGTTAATCCTTCAATATCTGGAAGTCTCTCATGCATCATTATTTGAGGAGTTCTTCCAATTTTTTGATTTACACCAGTTGCGCCTGGAACTAAACCAAAAAGAGTTGCTGGATTATTTGGGTCTCTTGGATTTAAGTGAGAGCTTGACATTCCTCCAACAAGCGGATGGTTTGGATTTACTGGCCTATATCCAGGAGATCCTGGCTGAATTATTGAGCCAGCCATCGTTGTTAGTGCTGGAGATACTGAAATTTTTCCAGAAGCAAGACGTGCTGCTAGAGCATCGTACTCCATTGATAAATCAGCTAATGCCTTCTTTAATATTGTAGCGGCTTGTGCATCACTATAAAATGTTTGCTCTGCTAAAGAACCTGCTTTTTCTGCAGCTAAAATTTCTGGAGTTAGAAGTCTCCATCCTTCTCCGCCCTTAAATAGTGACTTAAAGTGGAAAACACCCTTAACTATGTATCCAAAGAAGTTTGCAAGCAAACCAGTTAACATAATTACTGGTCCTACCATAGCAGTAAATGCTGTTCCAAAAGCTAATATCTTTTTAAGTGGCTCTGGAAGCTTTTTACCAAAATCAATAATATTATCTAATACAGTTACTATTGTTGTTCCTATATTTAGGAACTGCTCTCCAACACCAGCTAGGTCAGCCTTTAGAGATTCTATTGCTCTTTTATATTTACCTGCTGCTGATTCAGTAACCATTGCTAATTCTCGACTTGCAACATTTTCCAAATCTCCTGCGCTTGCCTTCATAAGATCAAGAACCTGCAGTGTCTGGCTTCCCTGTCTTCCTAAGTTTTCAAATAATGCATTAAGTCTTGAGAATTGGAACTTACCAAATAACTGCTCAATTGCCTGTTGCTTTTGCAATGGGTCAAGTTTATCTAATGCACTTTGTAATGACATCAAGGTTTGTGTTACATTACCTGCATTATTATTTACAATACCAAGCAGATCTATACCAAACCCTTCAAATTTTGCAACAGCAACATCAGTTGGGTTAATTAAAGAAGCTAATGCTGACTTAAGGGCATTTGCACCTTCAGATGCAGAAACTCCACCCTCACGCATTGCTGTAAGATATAAAGCTAAATCTTGAACACTTCCACCAAGACCCTTAATAACTGGGCCAGCCTTTGGAATGGCCTCTACAAGGTCATTAAGAGTAGTTGATGTTTGGTTTTCTACTGCGTTTAAAAAGTTAATTGACTGGCTAAGTTCTTCTGTATTTGACTTGAAAGCTGACTGTATTGCAAGAGTTGCTTTCATAGCTTCTTGTCTATCTACTTCACCAAGAACTGCCAATCTAGTTGTCTCAGAAACTGAAGATAATAATTCATTTCCAGTTTTTCCAGTTGCTGCGATGTCTGCTGCTAATGCTATAGTTTCTTGAAAATTAACTCCCATGCTAGAAGCGAGTTCTTTTGCAGTCTTAGATACATCATTTCTAATCTGCCCAAGCTCTGCTGAAGTTGCACCAGCGATATCTCCATAAACCTTTGTTAGTCTTGTTAACTCTTGATCTGCACTTCTAAATGCATCTGCTGCAGCTTTACCAAATGCTGCTAACGGTAGAGTTAAACCTACTGTAAGCTGACGTCCTGCCCACTGAGTATTCTTACCCCAGTTGATAAGTTGTACTGCTCCATCCTGTACAACCTTATTCATAATCTTTAGCTCTTGTGTTGTTAGAGCTGTTTTATTTTTAATTACATCAAGTCCTCTTGGAACATGAACATTAAATTGCATTAATCCTTGGGCATTGCGACCCAAAGGCTGTAAAATAGCATTTTGTAGTTGAACTTGTTGTCTTGCAAGATCTCTAATTAATCCGCCAGAGGTTCTGGTATGATCCTGCCAGGTTCTAAAATAATCCTTTAGTTTTAATCTTCCAGAGTCTAGGCTTCTACCAAACTTTTCAACATCTGAAGATAAAGAAACATAGTGTGAAGAAAACTGCCCTGTACTTCTAACTGTATTTGCAAATCCTCTATTGATTGCATCTATTTGACTAGAGATTGCTTTATTAGTTGCACCAACTGTTTGCTGTAGGGACGACAATGAGGCCGTTACCCTATTCAAATCTTTTATAAGACTTGAGAAGTCAGCCCTTGCCGTAATATTAGTGATAATATTTTCTTCAGCCACTAATTACTCCTACTATACCCTAACCCCATACCAATTCCAAAACCAGCCTCTTTGGCAAAACTTCCCTGAAGTGACACTACGTCATCTCCAGAAGCATTTATTCCAAGAGCCTTTCTTTTGATATCTTCAAAAGTTAAAGCATCTTTATTTTCTTCTTCATTTAAGTTTATGCCTTGAAGCGAAGCTAAGAATTTTCTTTTTTCTTCTTCAGTTTTTTGCATAGACTTAATTGTTTGTATTAACTCTGGCATTGAGAGATTTTCTTCTAACTCCTCGTAATTTTTCCAATGTCCGAGAAGAAAGATCTCTCCTTCTAATGCGGCAAGGTCTAGTTCTGACCAGCCAGAACCGCCGCCGCTAGAAGGTTTGGGTCGTCCATCTTAATTCCACCGCATACTTCTAGAATGCGATTAATAGTTGGAACATCCAAAATGTCTTCTAATGTTTCAGGCGAAACATCATCTAATTGCTTTTCTAATGCAATTGAACATGCCTCTAATAGTGTACTGAGGCTTTCATCTTCTGTAGTTGTTTCTGATAGCTTATTAACCACTACCATAAATTTTCTTAATTGCTTAATAGTTAATGGCTTAAGTGTTACCTTATTTCCATTTTGTAATACAATTTCTTCTGTATTATATACTGTAGTTGCCAATTTATCCTCCTTTGGCTGTCTCAATTATTATAACATAAGGATTATACGGTTACAAGTATAAAGCCCCCATTTCTGGGGGCTTTATGAATAATAATTAATATTAATTATTATGCTGGTGTCCAAGCACGGTCAATAATCATACCATATTCAGATCCTACCTTGGTAGCATCTGGAAGAAGACGGAATGTTACTGGGAATGTGGTTGGGGTTGTACGAGCCAAAGAGAACTGTGACTGTTGTACTGAAAGAACACGACGTGCATAATATACACGCTCTGTATGTGGTGCTGCAGATGAAGTTGGTGCTTGACCAACTGCAATTAGCTGACGCTCTGTTGGAGCTTCACCTAATGAACCGCCTGCAAGATTTAATACATCGTTTCCTGCCTGTGTTCCAGAAGCAACGTCTGGTGAAAGTGTATCTGATCCCTGACCAAAAACAACTAGAACATTTTCCAATGTACCTTCTGACATTTCAGTTGCAATCATAACTTCCATTGCAGACTTGAACAGCTTAGCTGTATCAAGTAGCTGGTCTACTGTTACTGAATCGTATGTTGGGTTATAAGTGATCTGAAGACCATTATTTGTAAAACCTACGTTTCTGTAATAAAATGCTCCACTTGTAACTCCGTTTAGAGTTTCTGTGTAAGACTTTGCAGAATCATACGCTACAGCATCTGATGAACCTGGCTCGGCATTTTCCTTATATGCTGCACCCTCTGTAATATCAATGTTTGAAATAAACAATGGTGAAGCACCGACAAGAATATTTTTAGCATTACCTGCTGATTGTGCCATGAGTTTCCTCCTATTTCATGAAATTATTTATATATATATAAAGTGGCTGGCTAGGCCCTTTCCTCTATAGACAATTTTACAATATCCAGTTGCCTAAAGCAATTTAGGCAAATCTGCCGTTTGCGTCTGTTATCCTAGAGTATTTGACTTCAAGTATGACATCGGCTGCCAAAAAGCCTTGTAGCTCCTCTGAGGGGGATGTAGGAGATATGTCTGCAACAAATATGCTGTGGAATTTAACCTTATCTGAAACATCTTCCCAATAATTAAGATCTCTTGCCGACTCATCCATGCGCCTGAACTGGTCCAGCATGTAATTTCTAATTCTATTTATTTCTGCAAAATCTGTAGAATATATGGTAAATAATAATTGCTCGCAGCATATTAACCAATTTTGCTCATAAGACATTCCTATTTTGTCATAAATAATATGAGTTTTCCCGCTCAAAAACTGATTCATTTCTGCAAGCTGTTGTACTGGAATAATTGGGTTTATAGCCTCGCCAAGGTTATCGCTATAGTAGTCATCAGCATCTATTAAATTAGCATCTTGCAGCCCTTGCCACAAGAACTTTCTAATCTCATACATTGAGTCTATATTATAATCTGGACTCACATTACACCTCCGAATGCTGCATTTACTGCAAAGTCAGCCTGGCTTTTAATCATATTTGGACTAAACTTATATTTCACAGTTCTAATATCTGATGGAACAGACATTGCTTTCTTTAAAGATGCAGTAAATAATCTTTGAAAACCCGAATTCTTTATAGCTAAGTTTACCATATTACTTTTGAAATATTGATTAGTTGCTAGGTAGAACTGATTTGTAGCTCCTGTTCCTCCAGGTCTATTGACAGTTACAGATGCACCTTTAGGCATATAAACAGTATTTCCATCTATTTCAAAAACTAATCTTTCTGAATACTTAGGTGAAATTATAACTGGTTTTCCAGCTTCCATAACCTCTGCCTTATTTGAGAAAACATGTCTATGTCTTCCCTTACCAGTTGGCACAAAAGATGTTGATGGTAGAAGTTCTGTAGATATTTTAAATGATATGCCTTGCCCTTCTAGCTGATTTAATTTAAATAACCTAGCCTCTGGCTGTCCAATTTTCTTCCATTCATATACGTGATGTAATGATTTTGGACTTGTTCTAGCTTTTGCATCTATATACTGACCAAACTCTTTTTCAATCTGATTAAATATAACAGTTCTAAATTGTCTTTTAAAGCTTTCGCTGTCTTCTAATTTTTCTAATACTTTAGCTTGATAATAGACTGCAGCAGAAATTTGAGCAACCATTGATTGTTTAATATGGCTATGCTGCGGTGACTGCATTAATGGCTCTAAGCCGCTAGCAACATTTACAAATAAAAAATTAGATGCCAATTTGCTGATTCTCCGACCTCTTCATTGTAGAGTTATATCCTACAACTCTGCCAAAGGGGTCTGTAATAGGAGTTGTTCCCACTACTTCAAAAACTGTTGGAGTGTCGCTAGGAAAATTTATTTCTGTCCATATACAAACACCTTCTCTATTTTGTATATTTGTTATCTTTTCTCTTGCTGTAATCCTGCCAGATGTTCTAACCTGTATAATCTGATCATTAGAATATCTATTATCAAAAGTTTGCTTATCGCTAGATCTTGAAGTAGCGGAATTACTTATAACCCCTTTTGCGTGACAATCTACTGTTCTATCAAACATCCACTCTTTTTTTAATGCTCCCGTATTTGGATCTTGCAAATCAACTTGTTTATACACATCCATTCTCATGGACAAAACTGCATCTATTACGGATGACATTATATTATTTCAACCTTGTCCATTACATACCCAGAAATTAGCTTGTCTGCATATGCATTACCAGTTCCACTCAATACATCAGAGTTATACTCGAACTGCCAGTCAAATGTCTGTATGTTTTTAATATATTGATTTTTCCAAACAGTATCTTTAGAGAAAAAGTCTTTCATTAACTCTATAGCAGCTAGTTCTATTTCGTCTGGAACTTTCTTCCACCCAAATGTAGCCTGTATCTCGTACTCAACATTATTCTTAAACACACCATTTGAGTCATGTATTGTTGGTGGAACCATACCATTTGCTACATATACAGTATTATCAAGTAAGTTGGATTTATTTATCCTTAAACCAAAACCAGTCTCTGAAATTTCTACATCAAAACCGAAATTATTTACATTTGGATATGTAACATTATCAACCATTAGAATATCGTTCATATATAGTTTTCTTAATCTAAATATTTTTTCTGGTAATGGTAAAATATCTGAGCCATAACCAATTACTCTGGCAACATCATTATATAGATAAAATTTCTGACCAGTAGCGTTTTCAATTCTTTTTCTTGCATATCTTTCAGCCGCTGCTAGTTCTTTATATGACCTATAGTTTGGGTCTGATGGATCTGTGTTTATGCCAAGCATATTAGATGCTTGATATAAATCTGCATACGGAGTAACCACAAATAAATCATGGCTATATTCCATTTCTTGTGACTCAACTTCGTACTGCCATATTAATCTAAGAGTAGCATTGCTGGATGTGTATAGCACTGGTATATAAACTGCATACAGCCCTATATTTGTTTCATCTTTTTCAGCAGTTATGTCTAAAAGATAGTATGATTCAGAAGGAGAGTCGGTAAATGGATCTTCAGAAATATCATATACCTTAACTACTGGTAGATCGTCTGCATCCTGTACACCGCCTTTCCAGAATACCTGATGGTAAACTGGAGCGTTTGTATTTTTTAATACCTCTGCCATTTTATAGGCTTAGTTATAGAACTCTCTAACTTCCGCTGGAGTTGCTAGTCTAAAGCCCTCCTCCTTATCAAAAATTTTCTGAGCATCATCTTTTGTCATTGCAACAAATGGGTGCTCTCTTGTAAATGTCTTACCCATTATATCGTATCTAAAATTAGCTCGTGTCATTCTAACTAATACTTGATCTTCAGCAATCTCTTTAGTTGCATCAAACTTTGGCAAAACTTCTTGTTCTACTAACACTGATTCTTCCTCAATTTTCTTTATTGTATCCTGATACAGATTCCAGGTAATTCCTTCTTCAGCCAATGCGGCTACAATATCAGACTTATTTTTTAGTCCTTCTGTTTCTACACCGAATTCTTCGGCTACCTTCTTTAATTCAGATACTTTTAATGTCTCAAATGACATAAAATCTCCTATTCTACTTAAATAAATTATAGCATTAGTCAATTAAAAGGAAAAGCCCCTAAAATTAATTAGGGGCTTTTCAGCAGTTTAATTCCTAAAAATTAGGAAGCAACCTTTACGTTCTTAACAACGACCCAAGCGTCTGCTTGCTCGATCTGGACGCCTACACGAGTATACATTGTGTACTCAATAGAGTCCTTACGTGGCCAGAAGAAGCGGTAGACGGTTACATCACGCTTGATACCAATAACAACGTTATTTGGGAATGTCAAGTGGATATCTCCGTGCTGACCTGTAGCTCCATCATAGTCTCCGTCCTGTGCTTCTGGAAGAAGTGGAACTTCAACTACTGGAATGCCGAACGCAAATGGTGCGACATATCCTGCTGGGCCACCTAGTGGCTGTACGCCAGCTCCACGGATTACGCTTGAAGCGATATCCTGTGGGTTGTTTGAGCCGTAATCTCCAAGTAGTGATGCAGAGTATAGATAATCCTGGATCAAGTTTGAACCTGAAAGGAATCTAAGGTCTGCACGACGCTGCTTGTACTTACGTGGAAGTGCCTTCAATGCGCTGTTGAATACAGCACGTGAAATTGCAGCACCCTCTGCGTCAACGACGTGACCGTTAGCCTTTGAAAGCTTAACAGCACCATCGAAAGACTTATAAAGTGCATCTCCTGTTAGAGAGGTATCACCATTAAGGAGAACATCCTCAATGTCGTTACCTGCCTGTGTTGCCATCATTCTGGCAATATGATCTTCGAGATCAGCACCTTCGATATTGTCTTCAAGAGATTCAGTCGAAAGTTCCCAATCTAGGCGAAGCTTCTTTGTTGTGAGAGAGATCTTGGAGAAAGTAACTGCTGAATTTGATGCAGTATTATCTGCTTCAGTAGCAAGCTTCATTAGCTTTTCACCAACACCAATACGATCTATCTCGGTGGTGTCAGCTCTCATTCGAACTGTACGAGCCACCTTACCGATTACTGTTGCATCGAACATGTAATCGAGAAAACGAGCAGACTGCTCTGGATTCAAAAGACCACCCTTAGATGTAGCACCAACGTGGATGCCAGAACCTGAGAGAGCGCCTTCCATAGTACCTGTTACGGTAGTATCAGCTGCAACTGCTTTTTCTAATAGTTCATTGCTCATTATTTTTTTCACCTACCTTTAGTTAAATAGTTCATTGACAGAACCGAGGAAAGAACCGTTCCATCTTGACTTTTTGATTGTAATCTCCTGAGACCCGCCGAGGTCTGAGGACTTCTTGATTGCAGTATCTGATTCTACTGCGTCAACACGCTTCTCTACTGTAGAGATTGTGTTCTTTATTTCTTCAACTGCTTTTGATAAAGCAGTATGTTGTTCTGCTAACTCCGAAATTCTTGTGTCGACACTCTTGCTGAAAGATTCAACAGTAGACTTAATCTCTGTAACCTGTGCAGCATTGTTTTCCGACGCCTTATTAAGGGTTTCCGCAAAGAATCCCTTAAGATCACCGAGCATCTTTGCAAAATCAGGTTCATCAACCTCAACTTCTGATACGTCGGCTGCCTTTTCGAGAGTTTCGGCAGAAGTGTCTTCTGTAGCTACTTCTTCTTCTGCGGCATCTTCATCAGATGCAGGAGAATCTGGAGTCGCTTCAACAACTGGCTCAGCAACAACTTCTGCTGCTGGCTCCACTGCTGGAGCTTCTGGTGCCCGTAGCTTTTCTACAATTTCTGTATTCTCTACGTTTTCCACTTCATTACCTCCTTCTCCAATTGCCTGTTTTGCGATATGTGTATCAGGCAACGGTAATCTTGAATTCTTAAACGAATCAAGAATCTTATTTATTTCTTTAGCCTTATTGCTATCATTCTTTTCTACCCATCCAATTAGTGTTGCATTCTTTCCACTTACTGGTGAGACATATGTTTCTTCTGGCGATAGGAAAACTGAATCGCTTTCTTCACAATAAAAAATATTTTCTGTTTCTGTTTCTACTGCAATTCCTTTATATACCATTTGTCCGTTTGACTTTGAGATAGAAAGAACATTGCATAGTTCATTTGCTGGTGAGTCAACAAGAGATAACTCAAGTAAAGTATACTTCTTAATAAATCGCACAGACTTTCCTGTAGACTTATTTACTTCATTATCTGATTCAATAATCTTTCCGCCAATAGAAAAACCTGAAAGAGTTCCATCTAGAACTTTCTCCCAGGTATCTTGTGCGCCCTTTGAAACATATGCATCTACATATACACCAGTATGCATCTCTTGTGTTTCTGGATTATAAAATGTTTCTGGTCTAAAAGATAACATCTTGCCAACTGCATTTGATCCATGCATCTCACGAATGTTTCCACGGAACTTTTCAAACGCTTCTAGGCTTGCTTCTGCTGTAACCAAATCACCAGTTTGATCTATGTTATCTAGCGTTGCGAAGCCAGATACAGTTCGTCTTTCACGGTTGACTTTAGTGAAAGGAACTGATAAATTAATGGCATCGCCATTAGAAGACCAATAGGATTTTTCGATATTCATATAGTTAATTTTAATATGCTATATATAAAAAGGCAAATAATGGTTGAGCAAGACTACTCAACCTGTCTTCCGTCACCCTTGGCATTTCTTCCCTCTCCAGAAATATCTGGTGAATTAGAAGATCTTTCTTGGTCTCTGGTTCTTGATTGTAGGGCTTGGGCTTTAGCTTCTGCAGATTGCGCTGCTAAATCTACTGGCTGATCCCCACCTTCTCTTGGGACAAGCCCCATTCGCAATCTAATTTCATTAGGTGTCAACACCTGGAATCTTAAATATCTTTCATCAATTTTAGACTGAGTATCCTCGTCTGTTAATGTCAGCTCATTGAACTTTAACTTAAGGGCATCAGTCATTTCTTCAATAATTTTATTTAACTTCTTCTCTAAATTTTCCTGAGCTGGTCTGCATACTTGCTCCTTAAATGTCTTATCGGCATCTCGTGCTGCAGCTAAATTTACTCCTGCTGGAGTTCCAATTTTATTAATAGGAGTTCTATGAGCCATTAATATCTCATCTCTATTTGAGGTTCTATAAATATTGAATGAAGATTCTTGAGAACCTGCTTCAATTGGGTCCATCTTAAATTCAACCTTTGAGTCTGGTGAGTCAGCTGGCAAAGGAATATATAAAGATCTATGATTCTTACCCTTCAATCCAACCTGGAAAAACTCAAGGAGCTTTCTTTCTGATTCAGACGAAAGCTTTGCTCCCTTAACAGTAATAATATATCTTGGAACTGCTTTATTTTCAAAATAGTCTAAGTTGTACTTTCCTGCAAATTCATTTCCAGCCATGGCGTTCTGAGCAGCAATAATATCTGGGATTCCATAGTAGTTATTCTTTGGGGTATACTTTTTTAAATGAATAATCTCATTAGGTCTATCTAGTCCGCCAGCTACTGGGTTAGGTGTTTCCTGATCGCCAAAATTTCTAAAGTATACTGCCTTACCATAAAGTAACTGAATAAATCCATCACGCAACCTTCTTACTCTCATTGTCTTTGATGGAATATGTCCAATGTAACCAATCTTTCCAGAGGTTGTTCTTCCAATCTCAAGATATCCGTTACCTGTTGACTCTACATCTGTATAAAACTTAATAAGCGTTTCTTTAAAAGTCTCTTCATCATTACAGTCTTCCAGCCATTCATGAAGATCTTGTCTAATTCTGCTGAGCTTTCTTCTTGCTCTTTCTAATTGCTTGTCATCATTAATTTCATCAAGAGCATCATTAGTCTTTCGTGACTCGATAAAATCAAAACCTAAACCGACAATGTTAGCAACTTTTGCATTAATAGCTGCATAGT